AAAGAAAAATGCAGACGGCACAAAAATTAAGGGTAAATCATTTGTTAAAAGAGAACGTGTTACAGAATCTTTATGGAACAATCATTTAAATGGAATAGAACCAAGTCTAGGTATCATACCTATCAACGAAGATAACAAATGCAAATGGGGTTGTGTAGATATAGACAGCTACGCGGGTTTTGATCACAAAAAATTAATACAAAAAATTTTAAGTTGTAATTTACCACTGGTAGTATTTAGATCTAAAAGTGGTGGCGCACACGTATTTTTATTTGCAACGGTTGCAGTAGATGCAAGTTTAATGAGAGATAAATTATTATCTATCAGTGCAATATTGGGACACGGTGGTGCTGAGGTTTTTCCTAAACAAGTTGAATTAAAATCGCAAGATGATACAGGAAATTTTCTTAATTTGCCATACTTTAATTCTAAAAACACAACACGATATGCGTTTGACAAAAATGGTAATGCTATTACAATTCATGAATTTTTTTTATTACATGATGAATATAAAATTACACCAGAACAATTAGAAAAATTAGAAATTAAAAGACCTGCATCAGAATTTAATGACGGTCCTCCTTGTATAGAATCTTTAACACAAAACAAATTAAAAGATGGCAGAGACAGAGTTATCTATCAATATATACAGTATGCAAAAAGAAAATGGCCAGAAGAATGGGACAAAAAAATAAATGCTTTTAATTATAAATATTTTGATCCACCATTAGAAGATAGAGTTATTCAAGACAAAATAAAATATCACGAAAAAAAAGAACTGGGTTTTAAATGTAATGAAGAACCTATGTGTAACCATTGTGATAAAAAATTGTGTATGACAAGAAGTTTTGGTATTCAAGGACAGTCAGTATTTCCTGTATTAAGTGATCTACAAAAAATAAAATTAGATAAACCGCATTATTATGTAAACGTAGATGGAGAAAGAGTTAAGTTAGAAGATATTACATTTTTATTAGAACAAAGATTATTTCAAAGAGCTGTTGCAGAACAATTAAATAAACGACCACCCGCTGTAAAACCAAAAGATTTTGGTCAATACATAGATGGTTTATTAGCAAACGTAGAAGAAGTAGATCCACCAAAAGGTGCAACTAAAGTTGAGCAACTAATGGATTATTTAGAAGAATATTGTACAGATAGAACAGGCACTGGCGCAACTAAGGAAGATATGGAACGTGGTAATGTGTGGACTTCTGATAAAAAACATCATTTTATATTTCAACAATTTTTTCATCAATATTTAAATCGTAGAAAATGGCCAGAAAAATATGCAGAAACATTACAGATGATGGCTGAGTATTGCAATTGTAAAGAAACAAGAATTAGTATTGGCAAAAAGAGAAGAAATGTAATGGTGGTAGACGAGTTTGAAAAACAGTCAGATACATACACACCAAAAGAATTTAAACCAAAGGATGTGTTTTGAAAACAATTGTATTAGGTCCACCTGGAACAGGTAAGACTACAACTCTTTTAAATTTATTAGAGGACTATCTTAAGAAAACAGACCCTAACAGAATAGGTTATTTCGCATTTACACAGAAAGCTGCTAACGAAGCAAGAGATAGAGCAATGGAAAGATTTAATTTATCAGAAGATGATCTACCATATTTTAGAACACTGCATTCACTAGCATTTAGAATGTTGGGTATAAGAAAAGAAAATGTAATGCAACGAAGACACTACGAAGATTTAGGTAAAAAAATAAAAATATTTGTAGATTACAATGATTATGATGAAGAATTTAGTGGTTTATTTACTACAAAAAGTGATTATTTACGTATCATACACTTAGCAAGATTAAGAGGTATTACACCAGAACAACAATTTAATTCAAGAGAACACACACAAGATGTATCTGTAAAAAATTTGCGCATCTTAGCAAATGAGTTAGATAGATACAAGAAAGATTATGGTCTTATAGATTTTACAGACATGATATCTCATTTTACCAGATCAGATAAATCACCAAGGTTTGATGTTGTATTTATAGATGAAGCACAAGATTTATCTTTTATGCAATGGGATATGGCAAAAAGTATTTGGAATAAAACAGAGGATTCTTTTATAGCCGGTGATGATGACCAAGCAATATTTAGATGGGCTGGTGCAGATGTAAATAGGTTTATTACACAAAAAGGAAAGTTATTAAATTTAACACAATCTTACAGAATACCTAAAGCTGTTCATGATGTGGCTATAAATATCATAGGTCGTGTATCCAACAGATTAAAAAAAGAATGGCAACCAAGAACTGTAGAAGGACAATTGTCTTACCACAATGAATTTAGAGATATAGATTTTTCTTCTGGCAAATGGTTAGTGTTAGCTAGAACTAAATACATGTTAAATGAATTAGAGAATACATTATACAAAAAAGGTTTGTATTACAAAAATAAATTTAAGAAAGGATATGAACAAGATTTACATGAAGCAATAATGGATTGGGAAAAATTAAGAACAGGTAAAGAAATGACTGGTGATCGTATACAAAGAATAGCATCTTACATGGGAGAAAATAATTTTAGTAAATTTAGAATAAAAGAAATGGATAAGGATAACTATTATTCTACTGCTTCGTTAAAATTACATTTTGGATTAAAAACAGATGATGTTTGGTTTAATGCATTTGATGAAGCACCACAAAAAAATGTAAACTATATTAGAAAGATGAGAGAGAATGGAGAAAAGTTGAATCAAGAACCACGAATTTTACTTTCTACAATACATGGGGTAAAAGGTGGAGAGGCAGATAATGTAGTTTTGTTATCTGATTTAAGTCTAAACACACAGAAAGGTTATGAAAAAAATCCTGATGACGAAAACAGATTGTTTTACGTTGGAGCAACAAGAACAAAAGAACATCTGCATGTAGTCAAACCAAAGGATATTTATAAAAGTTTTAAAATATGACAGCATACAAAAAACAAATTGGAGGAAGCCATTACAAAGACATGGTCATGCAGCCAAGCGAGTTTATAAACAAGAACAGGTTGCCCTTTGCGGAAGGATCGGCTATAAAGTACATATGTAGGCACGCTGCTAAAGGGAAAGAACAAGACATAGATAAGGCAATACACTATTTGGAAATGATAAAGGAAAGGGATTATTCTTAATGCAAGTACCATTATTTAAAGCACAGACAGAGTGGCTGCCACCAGATGAATTTCCAGATTTATCTAAATATAAAGAAATTTCAATTGACTTAGAAACTAAAGATCCAAACTTAAACAAATCAATGGGATCCGGCGCTATAATAGGTGTTGGAGAAGTAGTTGGTATAGCTGTAGCTGTACATAACTGGTCTGGTTATTATCCAATAGCACATGAAGGTGGTGGTAACATGGATAAAGCTATGGTTTTAAAATGGTTTCAAAACATATTAAACACGGAAGCTGTAAAAATATTTCACAATGCAATGTACGATGTATGTTGGATTAAATCTATGGGACTTAAAATTCAAGGACAAATTGTAGATACAATGATATCTGCAGCAATTGTTGATGAGAATCAAATGCGATATGATTTAAATAATTGTGCAAGAAGATATATAGGCAAAGGTAAAGACGAAGCAGCATTGTATGCGGCAGCAAAAGAATGGGGTGTAGATGCAAAAGCAGAAATGTATAAATTACCTGCAATGTATGTTGGTAACTATGCAGAGAAAGATGCTGAGATAACTTTAGAGTTGTGGCAAGAAATGAAAAAAGAAATAGAGTTACAAGATTTACAATCTATTTTTAAATTAGAAACAAATTTATTTCCTGTGTTAGTAGATATGCGGTTTCTCGGTGTGCGTGTAAATCAAGAACAAGCTGCGAATGAAAAGAAAACATTAGTAGAACAAGAGAAAAATTTATTACATGAAGTGTTAACAACTACTGGTGTTGATGTACAAATATGGGCAGCTAGATCTATTGCTAAGGTGTTTGATAAATTAAAATTAGAATATGATAGAACAGAAAAATCAAAAGCACCTTCGTTTACAAAAGGTTTTTTATCTAATCATCCACACCCAACAGTAAAATTAATAGCTAAAGCTAGAGAGATAAACAAAGCACATACAACTTTTATAGATACCATCATAAAGTATGCCCACAAGGGCCGTATCCATGCAGAGATTAACCAATTACGTGGTGATGGGGGTGGCACTATAACTGGTAGGTTCTCGTATAACAATCCAAATTTACAACAGATTCCAGCAAGGAACAAAGATCTTGGACCACGGATCAGATCATTATTTATTCCTGAAGAAGGACATAAGTGGGGTTGTTTTGATTACTCACAACAAGAACCTAGATTAGTTGTACACTACTCAGCTTTACAAAATTTATACGGTGTTAACGATGTATTAGATGCATACAACGAAGGAGATGCAGACTTTCATACTATTGTGGCTGACATGGCACAAATACCTAGATCA